ACTCTCTCAGCTTGGACCAAGCCTCTCGGAGCAAGGTCTTAACCGCAGCTAAGATGCGGGTAACGCCCATGAAGTATAAAGGGCAACAGAATTTTACCACCAATGAAAGGCTTTATCGCCACGAAAGAACAACAAAAACAAGCAACCTATTGGATTGCTTGCTATGCCAAGAATAATGAGGATGAACCTATTGGTGTCACTAAAAAACTAATCACTTACAAACCAGGTCAAAGTAAAGACAAAGCAATCCTCAAGTACTGCACAGAACTTATGCAGCTCAACCGCACCATCTGGGAAATCCTTGTTCATCAAGGTCCAGACCAAGTGCCAGAGCACGGCGACCAGATTACACATCGTCTCAGCCGTGAGCGCTTCCAGGGCTCGACAACCAAGATTTAACCTTTTATAATTTCTTTGGTTCTGCAGACCACACCAGTGGCCACTGGTTACTCATCCAAGCGGATGATCGCCGATATCACAGAGTGGAAGCTGTGATGTCAGACAACGATGAAGCAACGAGAGGAGTAGGGGCCGACCCCTACTTAATATCCGTGAACGGGATCCTCTCTAGCTTCAGAGTAACCCGCCAATTTGGATTGGACGGTACTGTTGACCGCGATACCGAAGCCACAGCGTAGGCCGGTGCGCTAAATTCCACCAGTTACGATTTGCTAAAGCTTCTTGCTCCTTAAAATAAGGAACACCCCGATAAGTTAATTGAGTCATGGCTGCTGCCACATACTCTTAACTATAAGAATTTGTATTAATTACTACAGTTTATACTGCAACACTAAGTCTTAAGTTAGTATTAAGAATTAGAAACAACATCTTGCTCTGTTAATTGATTTTTCAATTCAGGTTGTCCAGAAACAACTAGATCATAGTGATCCTGGCTAAAGCAGATTCCACTATAGTCTTTAGCTACACAATGAGGTTCAACACCGTTGAGCCATTTCTGAACTGATAAAAACACGCCGCCACCAGGTCCAATAACAGCGCCATGTTTATTGTTTGGTTTAACTCTAATCACATGGCCACGTGCTTTACATACTCCCGATTCATCAACTTCTAATTCTTCATCTGAGTGTAGATACTTTCCTTCAAAAGAAAACTTAATATGACCACCTAGATAAACTTCATAGCTATCAACATTTGGGTGAGTATGTTCAGGAATAATTACACCTTCCGGTACAGAAAACATCTGTACTTGATAAGGTGCTTTCCTATAAAGCAATGTTGAAGTAACTTCTCCGATCTTCCATACACTATTTGCTTTTGGTACTGCCCAGGTACACGGCATTTCTTTTAGCACATACTTTAAAAAAACTGACAGATCGTCGATCTTCATCTTTAAAGATTAAAACTTTATAGGTACTATAACGGGGCGCAGCCGCACCAATGAGGGCACGGCTGTTCAGTTACCAGCAGAAGGAAACCACAAAAACTTCTGCTCCCCAGGCCTGACGTGGTTCTTCTTCGGCCCGTTGTTATAATAGGTTCTATGTGCTTTACAAGAACCTTACCATGGCCTTATTATCTAAACCAAAAATCATAGGGAGAGTAGCCTGTGATTCCGGTTCAATCGCTCTTGTTGATCCGTCTTATCTCGAAGTATCAGCCACAGATACTGTTCAGCTTCCTAACTGGAATCTGTTTACTTCTGTTGATACTGAAGTTGGAGATGGAGAATTTGTTGTCTATGCTCAACGTGACAGCCGTGGCTGCTTGCGTCGTGTCATCATTGAAATTGAATGACTTCTGCAATTATCTTTCTCTTCTGGTTCTTCGTTAATATAATCTTTCTGTTTAACTTTAATTTACCTGCTGGCTACCTTGTCGTCGTCAACCTATCGTTTATAGTGGCCAGTATGCTTTCAGATTCTGAGCAACAGAACCGTCTATGACCTTACTGCTTGACCCTAGGCGTGAACCTAACCGCTGGCTTGCTGCCATGTTTGATCACCTTATCCAAGTAGGTGATGCTGATTCTCTTGAATCTTTACGATCTGGTTACTATCAGCTATGTAATGTCATTGAACCTGGGTTGATTGAGAGCCTGTTTGAACCATGGATTGAAGCATATCTTCAAGGACTCCAGGATAAAAGTCAACCCGAAAACATTCAAAATATTGTTGGCCCACCAAAGGAGCTGATGGATCTTCCGGAACCACTGGAATAATCCGTCCCATCTCATATAAAGGATCACCAACATAAGGTGGTCGATGCCACCAAAAACGTTTCTTCTCCAGGTCTGCAATAGCATCTGGATTATTTTTTGCCCAATAGTAATAAGCTCGAAACTGTTTGTCGGGTTGACTGGATTGACAATCAAGATACAAACAGTCGCCCGGTTCTAGAACCCAACGCATACGTAAAAGAACATTGCAAGCTTCTATCAAAGGTTTAATGCCACCTTTTCCTGTGAGGTGGCTTTTCATATTGTTAGTTCTTTTGTTTTTCTTTTCTTTGTACCAGTCATTAAGTTGACGTTTTGACTTACTAATACCTACATGAACTTGCCAGATCCAAGCATCACCTGACCATGGTTTTAATGGCGTAAGAACAATCTTGCAGTACTGTTGATTGATCTTAAAAGTAGTAGTGCTACGCTTGCGGCATACTCTATAGGTCATGATTTGGACGATCTAATTCAAACAATCCAACAGGATCAGGAGCTTTGGGATATCGTAGAACGCCTGAAGAATCCTGATGAGGATCTGGAAGATTTCTTGCTCAGCATAGCTCATATGTTTTCCATTGAGTTTCAAGAACTTCATAAGACAGATCTCTCTGACAAACTGGCTTCTTTGTTTGGTGGACTACCAAGCAAGTCACTGATCATGGCACCGATGCTGCTGCACATTGCATTGGATATTTTTCTAATGCGTGCCATTCCCGAGCATTTAGAAGAGGTGTGAGATGCAACGCGGTTATGTCCTGTGTAATCACGATCTATCCCACGTACTTTGTTTCACGCCAGGGAAAGACGGGGTTGTTTTAGAAGATGTTAGCAGTACAAAAGTACTGAACAAAGCCATGTGCTTGCATGATCTGACAGAAGCAAAAAATATTTCACAAAGACTTCAGGATAAACAGCTGACAGCTGATCTTGAAATTGTTAACGTAGCTCGTCTCTACAACAAGTTCTTCTGATCCAGTACCAATATGAGATTAGTATTGGACCTTGAGAGTAATGGGTTGCTTCCAGAAATGGATACAATCCACTGCATTGTGCTGCGTGATCTTGATACTGGTAATATCATTAGCTGTGCTGATCAGCCTGGTTATCACAGCTTAGAAACAGCATTAGATTTTATAAAAGAAGCAACACTAATTGTCGGTCATAACGTTATCAAGTTTGACCTTCCTGCCCTTAGAAAAATATATCCTTCTCTACAACTTAAGTCAGGTGTTAAATACTACGACACTTTAGTTGTTAGCAGGGTTATGTGGCCCGAACTAGAGCCAGTGGATGCCTCTAAGTTCTCTCACATCCCTCGTAAATACTTCGGTCGCCACAGTCTTGCAGCATGGGGTGAGCGGCTTGGTGTTAGCAAGATTAACTTTAAAGAAGAGAGTAAGAAAGATGATGAAGAAGTTAAAGACGTGTGGGAAAAATGGACACCAACAATGCAAACTTATTGTGAAGGTGACGTAGAAGTATCGACTAGACTATATGAATATCTTTCCTGTCAACATCTTGATGTTAGGTGTAATGAACTAGAGCATGAATTTGCTTTAGTAATGGCTAGGCAGGAAGCATTTGGGTTTCCCTTCAATGAAAAGGCAGCCTATGCGTTGGTCAACACGCTCAAAGCTCGACGCTCTGAGCTTGAGGATCAACTCCAAGATACCTTCCCGCCAATCGAGGAAGAGCGCTGGTCGGAAAAGACTGGCAAACAACTTAAAACGAAAGTTACTGTATTCAATGCTGCTTCCAGACAGCAGATTGCAGAGAGGCTTCAAAATAAATATCCGGAGATTCGATTTGAATCGACTGAAAAAGGGAGCCCTAAAGTTGACGATGATGTTCTCGAAGTGCTGGGTCAAAAATACCCAGAAGCTAAGTTGCTTGCAGAATATCAACTGTTTAACAAAAGACTTGGCCAAATTGCAGAAGGCAAAGAGGCGTGGTTAAACCACTGTAAAGTTTATAAAGATGGCCGTATTCATGGCGAAGTTATTACTAACGCTTGCATTAGTGGCAGATGCAGCCACAAGCGTCCAAATATGGCCCAAGTCCCCAGTGTTGGTCACGCTTTTGGAGATGAGTGCCGGGCTCTGTTTTATGCTCCTGATGATTGGATGCTGGTTGGTACTGATGCTTCTGGACTAGAACTCAGAGCACTGGGTTCCTGGCTTGCTTACTTTGATGAAGGTGAGTACGCCAGGCTAGTTAGTACAGATGGTTTTGATATCCACACATACAATGCCAAACTCTTTGGGATCTACGATGGTGTGGGTGAGATCAGCAAAGCAACTCGTGATCTTTCGAAGCGGCTTATTTATTGCATCTTGTATGGTGGCGGTGCAAAAAAGACTGGATCCATTATATCTCCTGATGAAGATGCCGATACCCAATACAAGCAGGGTAAGAAAACGATTGATACGTTTTATAGGAACTTACCTGCTATCAAGAAGCTTAAAGATCTCATCGAAGAACGCATTACGCAACGCGGTTATCTTACTGGTATTGACGGAAGAAGGTTACAAATTCGCTCTAAACATTCGGCACTCAACCAACTCCTCCAATCCACTGGAGCAATTGCAGTAAAGAAAGCTACTACTATTCTCTATGATGATCTAACAAATAAAGGATTAGTCTTTGCAAAAGACTGGGGCTTTGTTGCTCATGTCCATGATGAATATCAATCTTTAGTTAAACCACAATATGTAGATCTCTATAAACAATTAGCTATTGATTCTTTTAGAAAATCAGGTGAGTACTTCCAACTTAAGTGTCCACTAACAGGTGAGGCACGAGTAGGAAAGAACTGGAAAGAAACTCACTGAAATAAAATAGAGAGATACATTATCATATTGCCGTGCATCTTCCTGACAGCATTGATACGGATCATGTTGTCATCTTGCAGAAGATCGACAAGATAATCCTTGCTGCAGAGGAAAAAGAATATGACATTGGCTTTAGGCGTCGCCTTTATGCTCTAAGAAATCTTGTTGTTCACCACTCAGGTAAAGCACAAGACTTTAAAGATGAGATTGAAAATCTTATCCATAAAAATAAGAACAAGATTTTGATTGTTGGTGCTTTACTTACAAGCTTAATCTTTATCCCTTATTTTGTACTAACTAGGACAACATGGTTGATGCCAAGACCAATTACTTGTAGGGAGTTTCCTACTAAAAGTAATCTGTATCCAGGCTCAATTCAGATCTGTATTAACGGTGTTACTAAAGCTTATTCTGTACAGAATGGTGACGTTGAATTAGATTTAACTTTTCTCCAGGCTCCTCGCCAGCGGGTGCAGATGGATGCTGTCTTCTGGATTGCAGATCGGCTTGGTGATAAAACAGTTGATTATAAAGGTGAATACAATGTTGAGCGTATTAGGATCTACCACAATACATTACTTGTGGAAGATAAGGAAGAGAAAGTTAGTGCCTGGTTGAATCCAATTGTACCTGTTGATGTACAACTTCCTCTCTGGTATTATGTTCGCTCTCTAAGGAATACTTATAACTTTGATCGTATGCCAGTGGAAGAGAAATTAACCAATCACCTCAAGCGTGTAGGTCCTCTACTTGCTGGTGTTGGCAGTATTGCTCTTACGGTTTATCGATTTATACGAGCGGGTCGTACTATGGCTTAATGAATTCTTTGCTTGTGCATCAATGCCAAATGATGCAAGCGTTGAAGTAAACACAGCTGCTACAAATGTAGGATCCATCTTTTCTAACTTGCCTGCATAACCTAAGGTTAATAATGCAGAAGACCAGAACAAGATAAAGATTCTAACAATTGTGTGAGCAGATAAGTTTTTACTTTTTCTTTCCGCCATTCTTAGCTTTACGTGCGGTTGCATTACCGCTGTTTTGCTTGGCATTCTGCCTGGCAGTTGCCTGCTTACCTTTTTTATTTTTGGGTTTGGACATATTTAATCATTTCTTCTCTTGCTATTCTATGGGATCTGAGTACAGTGTTCACGAACTCCACCAACCAATGGAACCCCAGCGCATCCGCGACATCAAAGCCTCCCTTTACGACATGTCAATGGAGGAACTTCAGGACATGAGTGATGATCTCTCAAATCTCATCTCAGTCTTAATTACACGCCAGGTTGCAGTGGAAGATGCAATCTTGGATCGTCTAGAAGCTGCTTTTACCAGAAGCTGATGGATGCTACAGAACACCGGTGGCACCAGCGTTTCATGCGATTAGCGCGTGAAGTTTCCACCTGGAGTAAAGATCCTAGTACACAAGTTGGTTGTGTATTAGTTAGAGAAAAGAAAGTATTAAGTACTGGATATAACGGTTTTCCTAAAAACATTAGTGACAACTTAAACCGTCTTATTGATCGGGAACAGAAGTATGAAATCACTGTTCATGCTGAAGTTAATGCCGTCACTTCTGCTGCCCTTCACGGTGTCAGTACTGAAGGATCTATTGCTTATGTCACTTTCAACCCATGCTCTCGCTGTGCTGCTGTACTTATCAATGCTGGTGTGGTATCCGTCTATAGCGATGGAGCCGCACCAATCCCTAATCGTTGGTTAGAAAACTTCATACTTGCCAGCAAATTACTTGCTGAAGCTGGCGTACACTACGACACAATCGATCCTCAATCTGAGATTCCCTGATGAACACCCTACTCGCAACAGCTTCTTACGTTGGTGAGAAATTCATGGATAACGGCCTCAGGTTCATGCAAATGAATTTACCTAAGGTAGGTAACTCAGGTGCAATTGCTCCGGTATTTGTTGTACCTAATAAAGCAGCTGGTGAAACATTTGATGTGTTCCAACCAGGAGCAAACCTTTTAGTCAGTGGTCGTTTATATCCAAATCGCCAGGACTACAAGATGTATTTAGTTCCTAATCAGGTCATTCAAGTTGCACCTCCTACTTTGGTTGTTAATCAAGTTAACCTTGCTGGTGGTGTTGGTTTTATTCCTGATCAAACTAAAGAAGATCTTTTTACATTTTCATTAATGTGCTCAGCTCCTGCACAGCAGATCCTTGGCCACACCTGGGATGACAGCCTGTCCTTCCGCATGGAAGCGTGGGGTGATGATGCCAAACGTATGAGCGCTAACCTGCATGTCGGTAGACAGATTGCTGTAACAGGCGTTCTTCGTTACAACACCTGGACAACACAAGATGGCCAACATCGTGGCATCTATCAGGTGCGTGTCAAGAGTGGTACTTATGCTTTCTTTGGAAAGAATAAAAAGAAAGAGGAGGAGAAAGAACTGAGGGCTATTAACACGGGTAATCGGTTTGAGTCGCCAGCAGCTGTTGTGGCTGAGCCCTATCAGTCTGCAGTTCAGTTGCCACCACTGCAACAGGACACGCCTATTACCACAGCTGGTAGCACTGACGACATTCCTTTCTGATTACTTTTCTTAATACTCGATGACATTCTGATCTAGCCTTTTCAGACTAGGGTGGGTTGGGAACCTGGTTGTAGTCACTCCGCCTACAACCCTTTCATCTTCAGGCCAGTGCCAGCATTTGCTGTTCAGGTGCAACTCCTGTTCTGAAGACCGTCCCATAACCTGACTGTAATGTCTGTACTTGATCGTTACCTAAATACTGAAAAGTACCAAGGTGAAATGCGCGATCTGGTTAATGCCCAGATCCTTAATGACAAATCACAATGTGGTTTGTTCCTCAAAGATACTGCACTCTCTCGCATTGGTTGGACTGGTAAAGTTAGCCAGTTTCCTAAAGCAGAAGAGTACACCCACACCTATAACAATGGTGACAAAAACGATGGAATCTTTTTCAAGACTCCTCGTATGGTCATCCTCCACTGTGGCTTCCGTAAGGACGTAACCTTCATCGAGAACTCTGATAAGGGTCAGATTGAAGGCATGTATCCCCGTGATGCATCCGTCTATGACGAGTGGGAAGTAGCTAACCCTGGTAAGCCCCACCCTTATCGTCGTCGTCGCCTCATCCTCATGTTCCTGGTGGATGAGAATGGTGTTGCTGTGCACAAGAAGCCACTGATCCTCTCGATCCATGGCGGTGCATCCAACCTGTTCTGTGATGCTTACTCCACGTTCATTGAGCAGTTGGAGTCTGCTTTTGCAAATCGCATGGGTCTGAAGTCTGCTGCTGGTTTTGATGCCAAGCAGAGTGCTGCTGCAATCTTCACTCCGACATTTGGTTCACAGCTGTATGGCGGTGAGCGGGCGAAGAGCTGGATTGCTTACCCTGAGAAGTGGGTTACCCCCACTGCTGAGAAGGTCGAGGACTTCTTCCCTAAAGATGCATCTGACATTGACTTCATTGAAGATGTTTGGGAGACCTGCCCTCCTACCGTTTATGCAGACAGCTTCTTCAAGCAATGCGAGAAGGAGATTGGCTACCATGCTATCAAGCCTGGCCTTGATTTCACGCTGCCTCCAGTGGAATCCAGTGGTGCTAGCTCCCGTGTCCTGACCGGTGCACGTGATCCAGAGACAGGTGAGATCGAGCTTTGAGCTAGACTCCTAACGTGGATTGTTCAGCCGCTCCTTCGGGGGCGGTTTTTTATTCTTGATAATATTTCCTAACTACATCTGCTTCTAAATTTGCTAAACGATTAATCAAACTTCTAATAACTGCCTGGCGTTGTACTGCTAATTGCAAGAGCTTCAATGCACCTGCTCGTAGTACATCAGGATCCTTTGCTGCTTCTAGTTCCTTCGTTAACTTTGTTAAGAGAAACTCATCTTCTAAAGAAAGATCAAAGTCATCAGGGTCAAACTTAAATTCAATTAATTCAAAGCCAGACATTATTGACATGGCATAATGTTCAGTTTAAACATTAAACATTTAACGTCAAGTAATTATTGTTACTGCGCTTGACACCACAGGCTGAGATCCTAGACTGCTACTGGCTTCTCGGCTCTCAACTACAATGGCAAAGAAATCCTTAAGCGGCAACATTCACAAAGAAGCCGTTCCCAAGCGCACTTCTATTGGCCATGGCCGTCGCAAGCGCGGATCTTTTAAAAGGTCCAAGCAGTATCGCGGCCAAGGCAAAGGCTAATTGCCAGACCTGAGTAAGTCTTAAAACTGCTCTCGCACACACCACCACAACGTAATGACCGTAACGGAAGCCCTTCTCTCAGAAGCTCAGCGTCTCGTTTATGGACGCAAAAGAATTATTGATTCCCTGTATCAAGAAGATCCAGATAAGTTCAAACTTTTACAAGCAACTGATATTCAATCGATCTCTCTCCAGGAAGATCTTGTTTGCTTAGATCTTGCAGATACCCAACTCTATATAGAGCGCTCAAAAATCCTAAAAAATTTCTGGGAGCACCGTACTCGTACACCTTCTTACTTTGATTACAAGATTTGGAGCCAGGCACTAACCTCTCGGCCCTGGCAAGGCACTCCCATTGCTGCTCTTGATTACGGTCCTTCTACAACTTCAGATGCACTGCAGCCTCTGCTAGGTCGTCCTCCCCGTATCCAAACAGACAAAGATGGCGTGCAGAAGCTTTACTTTGTCATGGAGAAAGAAGAGATGTGTAGCTGTGGTTCATGGGACCAGCTACACACGCAGCGCCAAGAGTTGGAAGAAGAGTTCAAGCGCTATACAACCATTCAGTTCAAGCCCATCTGTAAGCATTTGCAGTGGTGTTCAGCCAACATGATGCTTCATGCTCTGCGGTTTGAAGCCAGGGAGAAAGAGCGTGAGTACAACCCACGGATCTGTGTCTACTACTTTGATCATCGCCGTGGTCTCCTCCTCTATCGCATCACTTACGATGGCCTGAAGGATAAAGGTCAGTGGCTGCCGGTTGCTGGTTGGAAGGAGAAAGCTGTCTATGACAGCAATCACATGCCAACTGGTGCTTGTTGGGAGATGTTTACCAATGCACTCACACAAGATCCTCCCTTCAAATTGTCTCCGTACTCACAGACCCTTGGCGCTATCATGAGTTCCACCCGCGCTAGGTAATTGGATTACTTCACCACAGCAGCAATCTGGCTTGTCATGGGTTTCTGCTTTGGTGTTTTGCTTTACGAATTCTTTGCAGGTCCACCACCCCGTTTCTAATCATGGCTGACAAATTGAGCCTCATTCAAATTGCTGAATCCATCCAGCACATCGGCTTTCTTAAGGACATGCCTGACATCCCAGAGGATGAAAGGGCAATGCTGGAGCAGCATCTCGCTGATCTTGCTTCTCGCCAGGAGTCCAAGTTTGATGCCATCATTGGCATGATCAAAAAGTGTGATGCTTATATCGAAGCATTACAAACTGAGCTGAATGAAGTAAAAGAAAACCTTGATGCTTGGAAGAAAAATAGAGAGAAGATGGTTTCTATTATCAAGTTTGCTTACCAGCAAAATCTCATTGATAACAAACCAACTGGCCTTAAGTATCAAGCTACAATCCGTAAAGTTAAGCCACGTCTAGTGGATAACTTTGATCATTGGGAAGAAGAAGATCGCCAGGAGTTTGGTCTTCGTAAGACCACAACAATTACACGGATCAAAGACAACACTGTCCTTGATGTAAAGCAAGAAGATCTTCCTGATAAAGATAGGATCCGCCAGGAGTTAGAAAAAGATTCAGGTGCTGCACCTGGTCCGTCACAACTTGTTCCTGGTTTCTCCTTTGCTTATGAACGTCGTAAGCGCTTAGCAACTTGATTCAGTAAGCCGTAATGATTGGTTGGGTGTTCTTACTTGTTATTAGCTAAAAACCCTTGCAACAATATAATGTTGTATGGTTTGATGCTTAACAATGCTAGTTATTAACCCTATACTTAGAGCACCCAAACAATCTGAAATGGCTCTCTCTGCTCAAGTTAAAGAAGGTATCCAACAATCAGCAGCAACATTGCGAGAAACTCTTGCTTTTGCTGCACGTACTGAACATCCTGTTGTTATTTCTAGCATTACAGATGTTTTAGTTCGTTTAGAATCCCTAGAATCCGTGGAAGAAATCATGGATAAATATGGTAAACCAAGGGAACTTCCAAAGAACATATAGGACCAGGCAAAAGCTTTGGCACCTATGGGCTAAAGCTCTAGGAGAAAAAACAGGACGTACAAAATCAGAAGCGGATCAAGTTGCCCTGATCCGCTCTGTTATTTTCTTCAGTTATTTTTTAACTAATTGTTTCATTGTGGCAGGTGTTATCCGCCACTGGAACAATTAACGACCGCGGCTGCCGCCCTTACGACCGCCCATTCCCTTGCGACCATTGCCAGAACTCTTGCGAGTCTGACCGGTTGCTTCCCTCAGACCAGAAATACGCTTGGCTGAGATGCCGCCAGGAGTCCTGCGGCTTTTCTTTTTCTCGCCTGATTCACTCTTAGAACCGTACTTTGCCTTAGCAGCTTCAATGTACTGTTCGTACTTAGCTTGTGCTTTCTCTTTACGAGCTAACAAACGTTCACGGCGGCGATCAAACGCTTCCTGTTGAGCTGGAGTTAACTCACGCCGTTCTTTTGAGCCACGCTCAGAACGATTCTCTCTTGCTGCCTTTAAGCGGTCTAATTTTGAACGCCGGGCTTCAGCATTGTCGCCACGGAACATACGCTCTTCCCCGTTGGCACGACGAGGACCTGCACCGCCTTTACGACCTTGGCCGCGACCGCCCATTCCACGAGGAGTACGTTCCTCTCCATCAGCACGACGAGGACCTAAGCCAGCCTTGCGACCTTGGCCACGACCGCCCATTCCACGAGGTGTGCGCTCTTCTCCGTCCATACCACGAGGAGTGCGACCGCCTACACCACGTTCGCCTGCTGCTTTACGACCAGCACCTTTGCGACCTTGGCCAGGACCACGCGTACCTTCTCCACGTGCTTTACGGCCCTGACCTTTACGGCCTTGGCCCCTACCTCCCGTAGAAGGTGCACCGCCGCCTAGAAAATTTTCTGCGGATTCGGTAAGAATAAATTCATTCATGAGAGACTCCTTTGGAAATGGAGCGAGCCATTAATCTTTAACTAGATTCAATTTATATTATACTATTCTTCTTTTCTTAATCAGTTAGCTATTAGTTCTAAGGTCAGCTGAAGAATACTAAGAACTTTAACTGCATACCCACACCTCCCCTAGTCAACAGCAAACCGCCCCGCTAGTCTCGGTGCGCACTTTGCTTTGCCCATGGCTTCTGAATACTACTTCAAGGACTACGAGAACTATCTTCTGTTATTTAAACAGCATTCAGCAATGGTTGCTGAAATGATGGGTGCACTCAATGATCGGATCTTTGATCGTGGTTTGTCCCCAGTTGAAAGTCACAAGTTATTCAGAATGACCTTGGATCTTCTCTATGATGTGAATCGAACTTATAAAGAGCAAAATAAATTACCTGATGAATACGAACTTGTAACTTTTCCTAAAGCTGATGAAGTGCTTAATTCAATGCGATCTCTCCTCAAAGAGGAGCTTGATCGGTACCTGGGATCTAGCGATGCAACCAACCAATGAAACCACCAAATCCTGGATCTGTGATGTTAATGAGGAAGGTATTCTTATCGTCCCAGACGATCTATGGGAAGAGCTTGATTGGGAGATTGGAGATGAAATTGAATTCATTGATAACGAAGATGACACCTTCTCGATGGTTAAAGTAAATGAAACTATCTGAACTCATCAATAAACTCCAGCGTCTTCACGATCTTTATCCAAACATTGATCCTGAAGTTACAATTACTGAAGTTGTCTACAGACCTTTTGATAAAGAAAAAGAAGATCCTGAGTTTTATTGTCGATCAATATATGATCTAACATGTTTTGAACTACAAACATTTGTTAACATCCCTTCTGAACAACTCTTCTCTGAACGTGGTCCTTACTTAAATATCTTCTATGAAGGTGAAGTCATTCATCGACCTGAAGATTACTGGAAAAACAACTACTTCACGCAACATGCAAACAAACAAACTGGCAGCATTCATTCAAGCAGCTGCACAACAACAGAACCAGGAACTTCACTGGATCAGCAGTCTCTATCAACAGAGATTGAAGACTCTTACGGAAACAAATAAGAAATATAATGAATGGATAAAGTCTCAATGTAATGAAGACACACAAGCCATTAGATCCGAAACAACCTGATCTAGTGTGTCGTTCTTGCGGTGGTGACTGGGGTTTATGGTGGGACGGTGGTGACTACTCCGGACCACCTACTAACTGTTCAATATTTGCTCCAGGTAAATGTGGTGTTTGCGGTAAAAATACAGCTGTAACTAAACCAGGTAATTACGGATATTTAAAAGAAGGCTGGCAAAATCTTTGATAGAGTAGGTAAGGCAACCATTTATATTTGTTATGCCTACAAGAAACTCAGGTGGTGGAGGTTCTAGATCCGCTCCAGCACCTGCACCAAGGGCAGCTGCACCTCCTCCCCGTGTATCAGCCCCGGCTCCGCAAACTGCTTTTATCAGTACAGTTGCGTCTTCTCCACAACAGTTTGTACCTCCTAAAACTCAAGGAGGTGGTAATGCTGCTAACCGAAACCAAGCACCAAAAAATCAAGGTGGCGGTGGTGGCAACCGAAACCAAGGTCCTAAGAACCAAGGTCCTAAGAACCAAGGTCCTAAGAACCAAGGTCCTAAGAACCAAGGTCCTAAAA